TCGAATCCTGAATGGATGAATTTAAAAAAAGCATTGGAAGAAAATTATAGCTGGTGTGATGACATTGGCTACCTTTTATTTAAAGATAAAAGAAGAGTTATTATTTTTGCTTCACATAGCTTTGATGATGATGGCGAACTTACTGTTGGTAATATAACTGTATATCCAAGAGGGTGTGTTAAGAAGATAGAAGTATTAAAATGACAAACTCAAAGATGTTTGAAGAGATAGGTTGTCCGAAACAACTTAAGAAATGTCAAGCTGAATTGGAACGACAAAAGAATTATATACAAAAACAATCTGATATAATACTTGCTTTGGAAAAAGATATAGAACTTAAAGATAATATAATTCTAGTGCTTAAAAATAAATGAAAATATATTTTATAATATTAATACTAATAATCTTAACAGGTTGTAGTAAATTAGATTATAATTTTAACCCTTGGACAACAGTTTTAAATCAGGTTGTAAAACAAAAATGAAAGTAATAGATGGCTCGGTATAATTACTTTGGAAGAGGTGATGAATATTCTGAATGGCATAGAAATATACAAGATGATAGTCTTGGCTATATAGATTTAGATGTTGTAGAATTTCATAAGACTTGCGGTTGCATATTATTTGTTGCTGAAACTTGTAGATTTAAGGGTAGCTACTATAAAAACACCACACTCACACGCAAGATAGCTCAAGGTCTAGGTTGCAGGGGTTATCTTATCTTTTATATGCCTATTGCTAAGCCACAGAGCCACGTAGACGAGCATCTATGGTACGATCCTTATATGTCATTCAAAATTGCAAGGATAGACCATTTAAGCTCTAATTCTGGATATGACTTTAAAGATTTTACTGCTGAAGAATGGATAAAACACTTACAAGATATAAGAATAAGGCATAAATGTGAACACAAGTAGAGGCTTTTTATTTATAACTTATAAATTATACCATCATCTTAACAAGCTAGATGGCGAACAT